TGTAACAGGGGATATGATAGATCACGTTGCAACTATATCAACAAACAATGATCCTGATTTAGGAAAACTAGTTGGAGATGCATTTAGGTCTGTCGGCGAAACAGGTATTGTGATGATGGAGACATCCGCCGATGCTGAATGTAGTTTACAAATTGTTGAAGGGGTGCAATATAATAAAGGATTAACCAATAGCCATTTTGTTACTAATGTGCAGAAAAAAATAGCTGAATTAGATAACCCATTAATATTGTTAATTGAATCGCCTATTGATTCTATTCGCCAAATCCAACCAGCATTAGAATACGTTATAAAAAACAATAAGCAATTATTAATTGTCGCAGATTTAGAGCCAATGGTAATTTCTGCTTTAGCAATGAATAAAGTAAAAGGCAATATTAAAGTAAACGCAATAAACGCTCCTACATATGGAGTTAGTAAAAAAGATTTACTAGACGATTTAGCTTTATTGACTGGGGCTACAATTATAAACGAGGATTTGGGGGACGACATGGATATGTTTCAACCAGATGTTTTTGGTACTTGTATAAAGAGCGTTACAAATCATGAAGAAACAATTTTTTATGTTGGCGATCCTTCCCAGGAGATACTAGATATTATAGAAGATATTAAAGTTCAGTTATTAGAAAATAATTCAACGGGTAAAGTAATAACCCTTGAAAAAAGATTAGCCAGATTGTCTGCAAAAATTGCAGTCGTAAAAGTAGGGGCTAATTCTAGTATAGAACTAAAAGAAAAAGCGGATAGAGTTGAGGACGCTATTTGCGCGACTAAAGCCGCTATCAAAGAAGGGATTGTTCCTGGAGGTGGTATTGCTTTATTGAATGCGTCTCATAATATAGACGCTTTTGGTGATGGTCAAGCAATTTTACTGGATGCTATTAGAGCTCCGTTTAAATTGATATTAGATAATGCAGGAATTGAGTTTGCTCCATTAGAAACAATATCTAAAAACGGTTATGGATTAAATGTAGTAACCGGAAAAACTGTTAATATGATTGAAGCCGGGATTATTGATCCTTTGCTTGTTACTAAATCAGCATTAAGAAATGCCGTGTCAGTAGCTACTACTATATTGTCAACTAATTGTGTAATCAATAATCTGAGAATGTAATGAAAGCAATTGGAAGAAATTTAGTTATAAAGAAAGTAAAAGAGGGTACAACAAAAACAAGAGGTGGCTTAATGCTTGCTGAAAGCCAAAGAGACGATATTAGATATGTTGAAGCAACAATAGTATCACTTGGAGATGAAGTTGTTGGTATAAAAGAAACAGATACAATTTTTTATGATCGTCATGCTGGTCATAAAATAGAAATAGATAAAGAGGTATATTACGTTATAAAACTACAGGATATTGTAATTGTATTATAATGAGATTAGAGCCTAGTGATTTAAAAGAAATAGGTATATTAAAACATTATAGAATAATAAGACGTTGGGCTTGCCGAAATAACGGATTAACCGATGCAGATCTAGAATTGTTAATATATTTTGATTGCATGGATTTTTTTACAAAACAAGATTATAAAATAGGTACTTACGCATATAGTTGGGATAATAAACGCTGGAACAATTTGTTAAAAGAAGGGTGGATAGTAGTATGGCGAAATAGAAACCATACAACCCAAAAATACAATATATACAAAGTTTCATTTAAGTGCAAGCAACTAATAAGCAGGATGTATCGTATAATGTTAGGTAAAGAAGATATACCAACAAGTCATAGGAATATTATAATGAATGGTAAAACATATATGGATTCCGTTATGATAACCGCAATAGAAAATGTAAATAACGATAAAACAAGAAATGATGAATACAATTAATCCAGGAAATAATGATCCTTATGCTTTAAATCAAGGCATTACCGGAGCACAAGGTACGGCAAGTGGATATATTAATCCAAACCAAATGCAAAATAGCGATATTAATAGTAAATTATTTTCAGCGCCAGGCGCAATTAATAGTTTATATCCTACTAGTGATTATAATCAATCATTAAATCAAGGGCAACAAACAAATAATTATTCACAAGTAGTGCCGCCTCCTGTTGGAGTTAGCACGCCAATAACTCCAGTTCCTGGAATTTAAAATTAATAAACATGGATTTAAACGCAAAAAAACATCCGACTACACCTTTTGATAAAGAAGCAAAAATGTCTGGGGTAGGTGCTAACGCTCTTTGGGCTGGCCCATTTAACACAACAGGTTATCCTAAAGAACCAGGATCTAGCTCTGGCAAAAATGGAATTAAACTTAGGTTTGTGAATAACCTATATTCTCCAGGTCCAATAACAGCAAAAGCGCAGGGGCGTACAAAATAATAATAAACAATAATTAACAACAACTAAAACAAAACAAACAAAATGGCAAGATTTATCTCAATTCCAGTAACAGCAAAAGGAACAACTTTAATTAACGTTGACTCTTTAGGCGCTACATCTTATGTTAGTGCTACATCTATCGTATTAGTTACTGCAGGAAAAACTACTACATTAACAATTGCTGGAGCAACAACTACAAACGCTTACGACACTATCATAAAAGCAATTCTTGCTTTACAAGGGCCAACTGTGTCTCCTGTTGTATTCCCTAATGGTGCAACTTGTACTGCTGTTACTGTAACTGCATAATATTTAATATAAAGCACTATGGCAACTAAAAAAATTGTAGAAAAGAAAACAGGGGAAAAATATTCTTCTAAATCAGCAAAAGCAAAACACGAAAAAACAGAGTCTAAAGCTGAAATGAAAAAAGAATATGGCAAGGTTAAATCTCCGTTAAAAATGTCAGGCGCAATGAAAACAGCTGTTGAAACTGCTAAAGCAAGAAAAACAGATGTTGGTGGTGGCGGAACTAAGGGCCTTATAGGTAAAGCTGTTGAAGCTGCTAAAGCAAAAAAAACAGCCACTACACCTGCCCCTAAAATGAAAAAGTGTTAAATGGCATTTAAAATGGCTGGCTCCGCCTATAATATTGATAATACGCCAATCTATAGTACAGATATGGAAGACAATGTATTAGGCATGGCTCAATCAAATGGTACCATTTTAATTAATAAGAATCTTTCCCCGTTAGAATTACGTAAAAATAAAACTATATCTCATGAAAAGGTCCATATAGACCAAATGAAGCGGGGAGATTTATCTTATACAGATACGCACGTTACCTGGAAAGGTAAAAAATATTCAAGAGCAACTATGAAAGAAGGTAGTAAAAAATTGCCTTGGGAAATGGAAGCGTATAAAAAACAATAAACCTACGTAATAATAATATTATATAAATCTAATATTATTTAATTATGAAAAAAGTATTTTTAATTATTGCGATTGCATTGGTTAGTTTAAATATTAATGCACAAGTTGGAGTAGAAAAACTTAACACGGATGATTTAATTGGTTATTGGAAACCAGATCAAGAATCTGCACAATTATTCTTTTGGAAAGATTCTTTAGGTAGATTACAATCGCAAGAAATAAGCGGAACTGATGGAGAGCCAATTGATTTAATTACATTAATAGTTGAAAAAGATTATGTTTTTATTAGAACAGTATTTATTCCTAACAATTGGGTTACTGAAAATACATATACGTTTATAAATAAAACCACATTAAAATGTATCGTTACTGGCGACGGAAATGGAATAATAATATATACTAAGATTAAATAACAAACAACTAAAAAAAAATAAAATGGCATATACGCAAAACCCGGGAAAACCGCCTTTGTTAAAAACAGGAAATGGAATTCCATCAGCATTATTACAAAAAAACATTAGCACAGGAGACGACACCAGTGAGGATGATAACATTAGTACAACATCATTAGGAGGAGTATATAATGCCCAACAATTCCAAAATAGAACAAACTACGAAAGTAATGGCGTTGTAGCAAATCCTTCTACGGGTCAAATAACTAAAAAGCCTTACCCTAAAACATTTAATAAAAGTGGGACTAATGCACGTGTAATTAATATTAACACTAAAAAGGTAGAGGCAGAAGGTTATGGCAGTAGTCGTAAAACTACCCCTCAAGCGGCTAGCGATCTTTATAATAAGAACGTGCCTAAAAGTAATGAACAACTTTATAATCTTTATAAAAAAGACAGTACTAGTTATGTGCAGGGACAAGACAAAGTTATTGCGGCGTTAGATAGAACAAAAAAGCGATCTCAATTAGCTGATAAAATTAAAGAAAAGCCAAAATTTTCAAAATAAAATGAAAAATCTATCAACAACAGGTTATAAAAAAAATAGCCCTGATAAAGATAGACCTTATAATCTAATACCAAGCGGGAAGTTAACAATGGAAAATGTTGATTTCCCCGTTTTGGGAATTGACAATTTAGGTAATTCTAAACTGATGCAACCAGGGGAAGAAGAAATTAACTTTCCAGGTAGTTCTGTATTAGAGTTTAAACCTGGAACAAAAAATAAAAACAAAATATATAATAGAATATTTAAAAAATAAATTATGGGACAATTTGGAAATCAACCAGATTTTGGTACACAGGCAATTGCTATAACGCCAACAGGAGATAGTTCTGAGCCAACTACTGGTATTCGTATAGATCCACCATGCGCTTTATATGTTGGCACCGGTGGAGATTTACTTGTTAGTATAGTTGGTGGAAACGAAGAGTATTATCCGAACGCTACTTGGTTTACAAATGTTCCTTCTGGTACATTTTTACCAATTATGGTAAATTATGTATGGTTAGAAGGATATTATACTACTTTAACAACGGCAGTTAATATTATAGGTCTTCGATAATGGGTTTTGGACTTGGGATTGGTATAGGTTGGCCTAATAGTACATCTGGAGCAAGTTTTAACCCAGGTATATCTTTAGCGATTGCTCCGAATGCTGTTTTTAAAATTCCGGCCGGTGGCAACTTCACAATTGAATGGTTTCAACGTGTGGATTCAAATATGAATGATTACAAAAATATTTTTCAATTGACGTTTGCGTTGTACGAACAAATATCGGCACAAGTAATACCAAACCTATTATATTTTTTCACAGGGGAGACATTAGTGGCTACAAGTTTGGAGGGTTTAAATGAGAACTGGGCAACAGTAGCTCTTATACGGGATAATGGTTTTTCAAAGATATATATAAATGGAGAACTTAAAGTGAATGAATATATAGGTTCGCCGGGAGCAAGCGTTGGCAGCGCCATAAACCCATTATATATAGGCAGCGCTGGACAGTATGGGTTGCTTAAAGGAAAACTGAGTAATTTTAGATGGTCTTCAGAGGCATTATATTCTTCAAATTACACGCCAAGTACAACGCCTCTTTCTGTGCTACCTAGTACAAAGTTATTATTGTTTCAAGGAAACACATTAGAATTACAACTAACTGATAACACATTTATAAATAAAAATATAGTAAACACAGCCGGAGTATATAATAGTGACAATCCATTTATTGGGTTTCAAGGATGTACGGCATTTGACCTTTAATAAATAATCAATTAAATTAAATAAAAATGGAAATTACAAAACAGATTACAGCAGAACAATTAGAGAAGATTACAAATCAACAAAAAGATTTGAATGCATTATTAACAAACATTGGAATATTAGAATCTCAAAAACATGGGTTCCTACACCAAATTGCAGATGTTAATAAAGCTATTGAAGAGTTTAAAGAAGAATTGCAACAAGAATACGGGGCAATCAATATTAACTTAGCTGATGGTTCTTATACCGAGGTTGAAGAAACCAAGGAATAATGGATTCTGTAATTAGAAAAATAAGTATAGGAGCAGACTATAAGAATGAGGCAATGCACTATTCTATAGGCCAATCAGTATATGGAGGTCATGAAATAGCTTATATAAAGTTAGACAGTAAAGACTCTTCTTATAATATATATATAAAGAAAGATGATGAAGTAATGCCGTGGAAAAAGTTTAATGCTAATATGGCAATATCTGTAGAATACGACTTAGAATATTAATGAAAAGTGTATTTGACTTTATTGTAAAACCATTAGGCGATAGATATGATAATAAAATAAATATAGATGGAAAAGATTTAATACTTAACACAAAGGTAGAGAATTTTAAATCTGTTAATAATTTAGCCGTTGTAGTTTCTACGCCATTGGCATATTCAACTGACATAAAAGAAGGTGATATTGTAGTAATACATCATAATATTTTTAGAAAATTTTATGATATGAAAGGGAAACAAAAAAATAGTAAGTCTTACTTTCTTGAAGATTTATATTTTTGTCAGCCTGATCAAATATATTTATATAAAACAGATAAAAAATGGTCAACATTTGGCGACCGTTGTTTTATAAAACCTTTAAAAAATATTGACTATTTAAAACTCGATAAAGAACAAAGACTTATTGGAGTATTAAAATATGGAAACGAGTCTTTAAATAAGCTTAAAATCAATCCAGGGGCCCTAGTAGGGTATACTCCATACGGAGAGTTTGATTTTATAGTTGACGGAGAAAGATTATATTGTATGAAATCTAATGATATTGTAATTAAATATGAATATAAAGGAAACGAAGCTGAGTATAATCCAAGCTGGGCACAAAGCAGTTCTTGAATTAATTAAAGTTGCTGAAGAGGCTATTTTAAATAACGGAGACGATGATTTATCTGCTGACAAGTTAAAAAATGCAGCGGCTACTAAAAAGTTAGCAATCTTTGACGCTTTTGAAATTCTAACTAGGATACAAGAAGAAGACAAGATGTTAGAAGAAGCAGAAAAAGGAACTACTGTGATAGCATTTAAAGGTTTTGCGGAAGGAAGGTCCAAATGACGTACGAGCAATCTTTATATAAAAAATTACCTAGTTATATAAAACAAAGCGTTATTAATCAAAACAATAGGCTTAAAAAATGGAACTATGGGTATAATAAAGACCATGATATGGTTGTTATTAGTAAAAATGGAAAGATTGGTGAAGTCATTGAAATCCAAGATTTAAAAATAGCATTACCTTTAATAGAAACAACTTATTCTAGATCTTCAAAAAAAGAGGATCAATATTGGGAAAAAATACCATATCCCAAAGAATTAGAAAAAATAAAAAATGTATTTGATTGGAATAAATATCCTGATCATTTCAAGGAAAAATGGTATGATTATGTAGATACAGAATTTAAAAGAAGAGACGAAGGTATATTCTTTAATAATAATGGTATTGCAACTTATATGACAGGTACGCATTATATGTACTTGCAATGGAGCAAGATAGATGTAGGTGCGCCAGATTTTAGAGAATCAAATAGATTATTCTTTATATTTTGGGAAGCATGCAAGGCAGATACTAGATGTTATGGAATGTGTTATTTAAAAAATAGACGTTCTGGATTTTCATTTATGTCCTCTGCCGAATTGGTTAACCAGGCTACAATATCTAGTGATTCTAGATTTGGTATATTATCAAAATCAGGATCTGACGCTAAGACTATGTTCACCGATAAGGTGGTGCCGATATCATTAAACTATCCTTTCTTTTTTAAACCTATCCAAGATGGTATGGATAGGCCTAAAACAGAATTAGCTTATAGAGTACCCGCGTCAAAGTTCACAAGAAGAAAACTTGACAATAATGAAAACCCAGAAGATATTGAAGGATTAGATACTACAATTGACTGGAAAAATACGGGAGACAACTCTTATGATGGAGAAAAGTTAAAACTTTTAGTACATGATGAAAGTGGTAAATGGTTAAGACCCGATAATATTTTAAATAACTGGAGGGTTACCAAAACTTGTTTAAGATTAGGTAGTCGTATTATTGGTAAATGTATGATGGGTTCTACTTCTAATGCTTTAGACAAAGGAGGAGACAATTTTAAAAAACTTTATTACAATTCTGATGTTACAAAAAGAAACCGCAATGGACAGACTAGTTCAGGATTATATAGTTTGTTCATACCTATGGAATGGTCGTACGAAGGATTCATTGACACTTATGGGATACCTGTATTCGATACGCCAAGAAAAGCAATTAAAGGCGTCGATGGAAATGAAATAGAATATGGAGTAATAGAGCATTGGCAAAACGAGGTTGATGGTTTAAAGAACGATCAAGACGGATTAAACGAATATTATCGTCAATTTCCAAGAACAGAGCAGCACGCATTTAGAGATGAAGCAAAACAATCTTTGTTTAATCTTACAAGG